CTCCCGAACAAAGTTGTTCTGCTTCTCCTGCAAATACAGCGCGTTCTCTGCGTCGTTGTTGCGTAGCGCTGTCTCAAGTTCAGTGTTAAGCTCCGCCATGGCGCGGTCTTGGCCGTACTGTGACACCATCTCCCGCAAACGCTCGTCGGTCTGATACCTAAAAATCTGTCTTTGTCGCTCAACATCACCGTCTGCCCGGGCTGTTGCAAGCTCATCCTCAAGCCGCATAGCTTTCTCTTGGTTGCTCAGCCCCGCCGTCATGCGCTCAAGCTCAAGGTCGCTTTGGAGCTTGGCAAGCGAGCGCTGCCCCGCTATGTCGTTTGTCTGCAAAGACTCTTGCAGCTTACGGTCCAGCAGCTTCTGCGCTGCACCATACTCTTGTTCGGAAAGCTGCATATCCTTTTGCAGCGCAGCCTCAGCGTTAAACATAATCGTCTCATGTTTGCGCTGCTCCGAAGCGGCCACCTCGTCAAGCTCAGACTTAAGGTTCAAAAGCTGCACCTGCCGCTCAGTCTCCCCGTTAAACATCGCCTCTTGAAGCTGGCGGTCGAGGTCGTTTTGCTGCGCGGTAAATTCGCTCTCCATCACAAACTGGTCGCCGTCGAGCTTACTCTTAAGAGTCATAAGTTCCCGCTGCCCGTTTATATCAAGCGCGGCCAAGTTCTCCTGCAAAGCGCGGTTGAGCATGTTCTGCTCTGCTGTGAACTGCCGACCGAGCTTTGACTGCGCCTCCTCAAAAGCGAGCTGCTGCTTGAGCGTTTCACGGGCTGCGGTAATGTCGTTGTTCTGCATCGCAAGCTGGTGTGCCTGCTGCGTGCCGGTAATCTCTTTCTGAAAATCCTGTTCAGCCAGAAGCGTCGTCATTTTAAAATCGCGCTCAAGGTCACCCTCAGCGGCCCCACGAACAGCGACAAGATTAGCGATGTCTTGGGCTCGGATAGCGCTCTCGTTGGCCGCCGTCTTGTTGCCAAGCTCAATGCGCTGCGCCATATCGGCAAAAGCTGCGTTGCGCGCCTCAATCGGAACGGTGCGCTTTAAGTCTGCAATCTGCTGCCGCCCCTGTAGCGCGAGCTGTCCGAGGGCCTTGTCGTTCATGCCGACGTTGGACACCCCGCCAGTAGCTTGGCGCGCCTGCTCAAACGCCTGCGCCTGCTCACGGTTGGCCTTGTCGATGGCCGTCTGGATAAATTCTTGCTCGTTAAAAGGAGTCTGCGGATTGAGCACCTCCTGCGCGCGCTGTGAAACAAGCTGCTGCACGGGGCTGTTGGCTTGGCCGATAGCGCGGTTCTGCGCAGTCTGCAAAACATTCTGAGGTGTTGCATTTTGTGTTGCAAACGGCTGCGGAGCCGGCGCGGGAGCAGGGGTCTGCGGCGCGTTGTTGGGCGACAGGGGAAGCGTCTGCCCGGGCTGAACGGTCGGCAAATTTATGTTGGTTAGCGAGGTGTTGCGCCCCCCGCGCTTCGTGTCGATGGATGGAAGATTCATCTTATCCCTTTAGGTCTGCGCCGTTATCAAGTATTGATTGGTACGGCTGTGGGGGGCCAATGTGTATGCTTTATACTGCACCTCTATACTAAGCGCTGCGCTACCGTCGATTGTTTGGGTAGGTAGCGCGGGGCGAATCGATACCGCGTTATCCGTTGAGTCCACCTTCTTTATGATTAACAAAGTATCCTCAAGGGAGCGCGGGTCGGGCAGCACCACATCGAACGGAGCTGCCGCCGCATCGCACAATACTAATATAATATCCCCCCTATTGTAGCGCCCAAAAAGTTTAGACGCTGAGGGGTTTAGCTCTACTATCTGAGTGCTCATTTTGTGTAGCTCGTCGCAAACGCCGTCAGCCACATAGAGTTGCCTGTTTCAAAGCTGAACATCCAGCGATAGCTTGAAGGGTCGTAGGATCCTGTAGCGAAATTCGCCCCGCCGTTATCACCTATCATCCAGGAATAGGTACCGTTTGGCCTCCAAGCGACAGGGAGCACTGATTTTAGATACATTAAACCAAAGCTGGAGGCGGTCACCATAGCGTCAAAATCGTACAAATACACGTTGTAGTTCGCCCCGGTTTTAACTATGCGACAGGTTCCAATGGAGTCCTTGTGTGTTGCGTTATAACTCAGCGTTGAGGTATACCCAACTCGCGACAAGGTGCACGCAAAGGCGGTGTCTTGATACCAGCTACCTGCTATTGTGGTGATTCCTGCGAGCGTGTCGGTAGTGAGGCTGCCAACTGTCGAAGCCCCAGCGGTTGTCAAGCTGGCTGCGGTGAGAGCGCCGCTCATCGATACGCTGTTGTCGGTGTTGAGCACGAGTTGGGTGGCGTTACCAGCAGCAGATAGTACGATTGGCAATAGCACTGCGCCAGTTCCAACAGCTCCGCTAAAAACTAAATATCTTCGATTGGTATTATCATACTCAATATTTAAGTTCTCGCGAACTGTATAACTAAGCGGCGTGCCTTTAGCCCACAAAGATATACCAAGTGCGTCAGTCCCGTCACCATCAGCAGTATGTAGCCCAAGCGCTGCCACAACGCCACTGGTCTGGCTCTGTAAATATGCTGCCATTGAGCGGTTGCCAAATTTGTAACTTTGTACCCCAGGAGCAAAAGTTACGGCTCCGCTTATCGCATGCGCATCCGTTGACGCATTCCCGAGGGTGGCGTTGCCGGAACAGCTAAAAGTTCCAGCTGTAGAAATACTACCAGCAGACAGCGCTTTAGTCGTAACAACAGAGCCAGTCCCGTCTGGCTCAAGGTTGATATCCCCGTTTGTGTTTGTACTTGACAAAGTGTTAGCATCAAGCCGCAAATTGTCAATATTGAGCTGAGCGAATGCCGGAGATGCTCCGGTGTGGATGTCCTGCGGCAGGTTAAGGGTTAGACCGCCAGAACCGTTGTCGGTTGCCGTGATACGGTTGGCGGTGCCAGCTATCCAGCTACTAAGAGTCGGTACAGAGGCAAGGCCCTTGCTGGCGTTGGTGGCTGTCAAGCGGGAGGCGGTCAAGCCGCTGAGGGTTGCGCCTGTAAAGGTAGGCCCGTCCGTAGTTCTCAAGTTCTGGTCCTGCGGATAAATCTCAGTCCAGCCCTGCCCGCTGTTGACTTTTGTGCAGGTTACCGAATCCAGATCAAAATCATCACCACTTACATCTCCGCTAAAGCTGCCCGTTGTTGCATTTAAACCTTTTTTAAGCACAACTCCACTCTCTGAAAACTTTGCAACCGTATCGGAGCTGTCACTGATAATGCTGAACGGCTGGGAGTTGGCCGTAGTGTCGTTCACAAAAACATTGATCCCGCGTGAACTTCTAAACGACAATAGTTCACCAGACCATTTTGTGAACTTTTTCCCGTACCGATACAACCACCCTGTGCCAGTGCTATCGATTTTATCCTGCCCGATATTGGCATTGGTAGCAATATTCACATTGCCAAGCCGCCCATTGATAACGCTCTGTGTGCTATCGCGCAGCGGGGCGATGTGACGGCTGACAAAAAACGTATCACCGTCCTGCACATTGCGCAAATCAACGGGCCACCGCAGGGTATCGCCGCCACTTGCAAAAGCTCCACCAAACAACAACGCAACAATCAAAAATGCTCTTGTCATAGCTGCCTCTGAAAAGTGCTATAGGTAAACAGATAGCCGTCGATCTCAAAGTACTGATCTCCGGTAGCCTCTTGGACGAAAAGAAACGAAAATGTATTGCCAACACAACTGTAGGGGATAGGGGCTTCCAGCTCCTCTATCGCTTTTGTCGTTGGGGCTCCACCAAGTATATATGCACCAAATACAGCCACGGCTTCCACCGTCTGGAAGTACATTTCATCATTGGCAAAACCCTGGTATGCGTATGGCGTAACCATGATCGGGAGCTGGAATTTTCCCCTAATACTCAGCATGCGCGGCTGCTTCATCACCAGCATTGAATCTGAGAAGAAGTTCTTCGTTCTAACATGTGGCTCAATGGCAACTGTGCTTCCATCCGTCTGCGAGTCTGCCCGTGTTTCAAGTGATAATTTCCAAATGCGCTTTGTATTGTTGTCAACGGCCAGAATCGTGCCGTCTTTGCGCTCAACGATATACTCAGCATCAATGTTCCATGGATACCACACGCCATCAGCTCGCCCCGGCTCAACCTCTCTAATGCGCGACAAGTCACACACCCACACCTTGTGGTTGTAGAGCTTGCCGGAATCATCCCGCATGCACAGAGCATAGTAGTTTGTGTAAATTATCGCACCTCGTGCAGACGCATTATTGAGCGTGCGAATCATCGACACCGGGATGTTGCGAGAAGTCAAATCAACAACGCGCCCGCCAACCAGCATGCAGACTGATTGCCTGTTGCTTAGAAAAACTATCGCCCCATTGTAAACCGCAATACTATCGTGTTGAGCGCACCCGACCGTATCAACAACCATCTGTAGCGGCTCATTTGGGTTTCCCCCAGGCAGCACAGAGATTGAATCATCGGCGAACACATATAGATCCTGCCGCCCGCTGGCCTGATTGTAGACTGCAGCCAGCCCAACGCCCTTTCCATTGCCGGGGATTTCCCAAAAGCGGGTTGATACCTGATACTCCATGTATGCGTTGGATACGTTAGCCTCACTCAGCCTGACCTTGTTACCATCCAGCCATGCAAGCCGCTCATTCACGCCGACACACACCGGAGCGGTCACTGGATGCCCGTGGTTTGTCTCAACAAGCCGCCCAAGCGTTGAATCAGCCTGAGTGCTGGTGTAGGTCGTGGTCGTGTTATCTGCAATCTTCCCATCGAAAAACCACTTCGACCCACCAGCCACAGTGCGGTAGATATAGCGGTGCGTTACCCGTGTATCGCCCGATACTGGCACGCTGCTTAATGACAACTGCCTGGCTGTCAATGCAACCGTGTTACTGGCATCATACGGATTGCTTTCATACAGTGTCACCCCTGCGCTTTCAATGGCAAATGTGACCTTAACAGAATAGCTGCCCGTCAATGCTCCTACTGCACCAGATGCTGCTGTTGGAGTCGTGCCCGGTGCGGATAGCCCAACCGGGTCAACGGCACTCCCATCATATTTTTTCTGAGTTGTCGCACCATTCACAAACAGCTTGCCACGGTGCGAGGTGAAGTGCACCCCCTCATTGACCATGCCTGTGGCAAGGTTAGTTTGAGCTGTTGCTGTGACGTTTATCAGCTTGCCATCTGAGGCAACGATAATTTTTGAGTTGCCGCTTGCATCGATGAACTCTGCAACCCCGCGCACAACCCCAGGTAGCGTCTGATCGCTCCACAGCGTCCTGCCCGGCCGCATGACAACCTTTTTGCCGACAATGTGAATATCATGCCCGGACTGCGCCTTGTTGTCAGCGATTTCACCGGGAGGATGGTATTCATCAATCCCACCATCAATGTGATAGTATTTGGAATACTGGAAGCGGGTGTTGTTTCCCATTACAGATCGCTCTCAAATTGAGTTGATACAGATGGCGTATACCCCTGCTCACTATACAGATCGTCGATGTAGCGCCCCCGCACATCCCGCTGACGCACTGTGAGCCCGCTCACATTCAATGCCCGATTCTTACTCTTGCGCCGTGCAGTAGCCTTTGCGCGAGCCTTCTGCCATAATCCTGGGGCCTTGTCATGGTGCGCCCACTCGTATGCCGCAGCTCTCACGTATGCATACAAAACGTGCTCATCGTTCTCAGGGATTGCAGCAACAACAGCGTCAAGGTTGCTGCGCACATTTTGAGTTGTGCCATACACCGTGTAGGATGCAGCGTCGGCCGGGGCGGTTGCTAAGGCAATAGTGTCTGTCGTGGTGTCAATTGAGTAGTTGACGCTCTCGCCGGACTCATCGCGCACATCCACTATTTTATCGATGGTTGCCGGGATGGAGTACAAAGCTACGCCGGGGCTCACTGAAAGTGCCGCAGCTATCACTGGCACATCCATTTTTTCAAGGAACTCCCCGACAGCATCACACACAACATCTGTTTGCGTTGCCGTATCGGTTAGCCCGAGCAGTTTAAAATCTCGCGTCATGCGATTGCGCAAGTTTTCAAAAGACAGCGCCATTATGACACCTGCTTAAATCCGCGAGCGATTAGAGCATCGGCAACTGCACGGTTGGCCGTCTTGAACTTGTACCCATTCACCGCTGCAAACTCAACCTCAACGCGCTTCTTTTCCTGCCCAACAGATACCAAATGCGTGCCGCACCCAAGGAACACAAAGCACTCTTCTTTATCCTCAACAGGTGGTACAGGCATGCGCTCAAGCGCCTCAATATCAGCCTTTGAATCGCGCACAGCCGGGATAATTCCAGCGTGGCCGTCGTTTGTCTTTTTACCTTTCATCATTCCCCCAAACAGGAAAAGCCCGCCGGGTTGCCCCGGCAGGCGGTTGCACTATTTGCGCTTGTCGTTATTGAATACTTCGTCACGCTTGAAATACACATTGCAGGGATTGGGCAAGCTGGTGGTGGTCGCATCGTAGTTGTTGACGCGAAACACAATGTAGTTTGCCGCCTTGTCGGATAGGCTCACGTACCCGCTTTGCGCAGTGGTGGTAAGGGTATCAACCAGCGTCCAGCTTCCCGTGGTATCAGAAAGATCTGGCCCCGACAATAGGGTGTAATCAAACGCTGCAACCGGGGTGGTCCCGGTAACAATGCCCAGGAAGTAACCGAACCCCTTGTACATGGGACTGTTGCGGTCGGCCGTCAGGCTGATCGGGCCAATGTAAAGAACCTCTGCGGCAGAAAGCGAATCAGAAGACTCGTTAGAGCCGCCATCAACAATCTGCACCGCATGGATATTTGACGGCTTCACACCTGCGTCAAAATCCGAAAAGCTGGTGGTCTCAGCGGCAACCAGAATGCCGACAAACAAAAGCACAATGCCGATAATACGATTCATGTAATCCTCCATGGTAAAAAATGTGGAGGGGTTTCCCCCTCCGTTTGTTATGCTGCGTTGTAAATTACCCGGTGATGTGCCAGCGAGCGCAGGGAGGGCCCCGCCTCGGTGATGTACTGGCTTTCCTTCACATCGTCACCGGGGGTATGGATGTTCTCGTCGATCTTGGTGTCACGGTTCTTGACATACTTGTAAGCCAAGCGTTCAAGGTCCAGAGCAACGCCAAAACCCTTTTTGGTGTCGCCATAGAACTTGCCGAACACACCACAAAGAACGATCTCAAGAATGCCGTGCCCGGTCTCAAGCTCTTGGATGTTCAGCCCGGACTTGGTTTCACGGTTCTTGCTCATCACCTTTGCGCGTTCCCACTGATTGATAATGCTCTTGAAGCGAGCATCAACAAACAGGCTTTTGCGTGCGGGGCCGAACTCGAAAATCTTCTCAGCGATCGGGCCGAAGAACTCATCCTCAGTCAACCCGCCACCAACATCAGTGAAATTGCCTGCTGCAACCAGCTCACCAATGATACCACGAGTCAAATAGACGGTATTGCTGCCGCTATCGGTGGTGGAATCGGCCTGCGGGTTCATCCAGAACATGTACTCAATATCCTTCTTGTGCTCAACCAGCGCTTGGGTTGCTTCCTCATCCCACAAATCAACCTGCTTGGTCTCAAGCATGAGGTTCATCGCGGTATCGGTAACACCAAAGCTGCGCTTGGTGATCTGCACATAGCGCTCACGGGCTGCGGCAAGCTGGCTCTTAAGCGTAGCCTTGCTTCCGCCCTGCTTGAAGGCGTTGCCCATGATGGTCCACACCGAATTATCAGCGATGGCGAAGGAGGAGCTGCCAAGGTTGCGCCGCACAGTCACATCGGTGCCGTTGGCATCAATTGCGGTCACATAGCACACTTCTCCGCTGGTTTTGTTGAAGATGGTGTCACCAACACGAATGTTGGCAGAAGAATCAACCACCAGTGTTGCAGTCGTAGTGCTGGCAATCGCTCCGTTGGTCACGACAGTGCGGGCGAGAGGATCCTTTTCAATCACCTCATACTTGACATTGTCGCAAGCCTCACGGGCAACAACACCCTTGACATCTTCGGGCTCCTGCCCACCGCTCTTGTACAGCTTTCCACCAGTCAGAGTGACCAGGGGGGCTTCGGTAGGCTCACCAGTGTGGAAAATGATGTCAGAAACATCACGCGCCTGAGTTCCTTCGGTCGTGCTGTTAGCACTCGTCCGATAATTTGCAGTTACTGCCATGATTCACTCCTATTGAATTGATACGCCTTTGCCGGAACGCTGGGACCGCAGGCTGAAAAGCACTGATTGGTCCATCGGGATCGGTGTATCGCCCGGCATTTCGGCTGTTTTAGACTCTTTTAAACCTTTTTCCCACTCCTGCCGCCGCTCAGATTCCCACTTGTCCTTGTTCTTGACAAACTTCCAAGCTTCGGCAAGCTCTGCCGCCTTTGAAAACAGTGGCTTGTGTGCCATCATGTACTCAAGCGGCATCTTTGTGGCCTTTGAGACCTCTTGGAGCATGCTCACCACTCCGCTTTTTATCAAATCCATCTCGATTGATGGATTTTTCTGCTTTGCGGTGACAATATTCTCCGAGTAGGCCATCTTTGCAGATTGGAACTCTTGCTGAAAACGGGCTTGCTTATCCTTTTGCGCCGCTTCACGCGCTGACTTCCCCTGCTGCCACTTCGATTCCTCAACAACTGCCTCCTCCCATGCGTCTTGCTTTGCCTGCTGCAACCGCTGCCACACTTGCGGGTGGTTCTGCTGCAACTCCGCTGCGCTTTGGCATCCCAAAACAGCGCACTGGCTCTGCAAAGCCCTTGCATAGGTGTCCTTAACCTGCTGCACCGGGCCAACCTCATCAACTGGCTGCGCAAAAGATTGCGCACTTAGCGCAGAAATTTGCTCATTTAGCTGACGGTTCTCCTGTTGCAGCCTGTTCATGTTGGCCTCTGCCTGACGGTAACTCTTGGCAAAGCCCCTGAATTTCTCATCGCCCAGGTGCTCCGCAGTCAAGCCTTTTGCATCGGCAAAGCTCAACAGCTCCGGCTCAATTTCGACCTGCATTGGTGCTGCCGCTTGCGGTGCGTCCTGTACTGGTTTCGCATCTGCTGGCATCGCCTGTTGCGACGCTGCCTGTACTGCCCCCGTTTCACCCGCTACCGGCACTGGTTTCGCTCCCGCGTCCTGCGCTGGTGCTGTCGGTGTCGTGTCAACACTGGCTAACGTGTCTACTGCTGCGCCTTCTTCACTCATACTGCTCCTTCATTGGTTTGGGCATAAAAAAAGGGCTGGCAAGAGGGTAAGCTCTTACCAGCCCTAATTTCTTCACCCCTTGCGCATGGTGGCCGCCAAACGTAAAGGATTGCCCAACTGTTAAGTATTACTTGTGAGTTCAATACGGCTTGGGTTTTTTCTTCCCCTTGCCACACTTTTTACCGTTTTTCACTCTAAATTCACCTTTGTTCCAACAACTGGATCGTTGTAGTATATAAATATATTGCTGGGACCGGGATCTTTCAATTCAAGCCACTCAAAAACCATAGGCATTATCGTATCGGTGATGGTTCTCTTGAGCGCAATGTCTGGATCTGTTGCCTTGTACCGGGGAGACGTGCGCTTGAAGCTGTGCAGCACGATGTGCTCATCGAACTCCTTGTATTCCTCATTGTCACGGTACACCCGCAGGAAATACTCAAACGGGCCATTGTGGACCTCGAACGCACCCAGCTCTGCCAAGATCATTTCTTTGATGTTATCCAAATTCAACGCCGCGCCGCCTTTCTTCAATCTCTGCCACCTGCAGGCGCACCCGCTTTGCCCGCTCGGGGAGGGTGAGCAACCGCTTGAGCGATGCAATCCCGGCATTGTACCCCTTCAGCTCCTCCGGGGTCTCTGCCTTGTCGGCCAACTCGCGCAGCCGGCGCAGCCCTTCGGCAACCTCGCCAATGAAATAGCCATTGCCTCCGAACCCCTCAATGGTTCTCAGATACGCCTCATCAACCCAGCGATCTTCGTATGGGCGTGAGTCTGTGCCAACTATCGGAACGAATACGATTTCTTTTTCAGCCTTCTTGAACATACCTCTCCTACACCATTGCTGCGGCCATTGCACCCTGCCCCATTGCGGCAGCCTCTTGATTCATGCTTGCCATAGGATCGCCTCCCTGAGCCTGCCCGCCCGGCATCGGCCCGCCAACCTGCGGGGGCATCATGGGGGCCTGTTGCATACCCTGCAACACCTCTGCAAATATCTCCTCGGCACCAGATACGCCAATGCTCATTCCCACCCGTTTTGCCGCCTTTACAAGTACCCGGGGAGGTACCACGGGAGCCCCTGCCATCTGATTTAATCCAGCCAGAAACTTGAGGAAGCTCATATTCTTGGCTATCTCAACATCAGGGGTCTGCCGCTGCGCTTTTGGAATCCACCCAAGCCCAGCGAGCTCATGGGGGAAGTGCTCAACGTAGCGCGTTTGCCCGTCGTAGTCGGCAGGCACCACGCGGTTCTCTTTGAAAAACTTGGTCATGAGTTCAATTTTAATAGACATGCCATCCTCGATGCCGCGATCAATACCGTCAAGTATCGCTTGGGTCATCATGTCCTCACGCCGGGCCATGGTGGTAATCCCGGTTGCCGTGTCGCTTAACTGGTCACTCCCAACCCCGCGCTGATTGCTGCTTACCCCCTGCTGCTCCTTGTACTTGTCGATTAAGGCGATAGCATCGCTCACCGGGGGAATAGTCCCCATGTTCTGCCGGATAGGCTCGATAGATTGGGCCCATGCGTTCCCGCTCTCATCATCCTCAATCTGCACCATCCCAAGGGGGAGCCCGTCAATAAGGCTCATGGCACCGCCCACGATGCTCTCGGGCTTGACCTTGTAAAGGAACTTGAGGGAGGCGTTAACATAGTCATTGTACTGGTTCACTGTGCTGTTCTCCCACTCGTTGATGGGGAGCACCATGTCACAAGGGCCAACAGCAAACGGGCCATCTGGATCGGGGTGCGCCTGCATCTTCCAGTATGGATGCAGCTTGAACGGGCTGGGTCCAATCCTCAGAACCAGATTGTACGGACGGCAGTACAGCATATAATAGCGGGTATCGTTGCCCAGGTTGTTGCTTGAGTGCACCGGGCCATTATACTCTTCCAGCACAATGTAGTGCCGTCGCATGGTTGATATGTCGCCATGGTCGGTGTAGAATGTGGTTTTGCCGTAGGAGTACCCGGTTCCAGCTCCCTTGTTATCCTGAATCTTTTTGAGAAGCTCATTCACCCCACTCTGATTATAGAGGGAGTTGCCGCGCATTTTGTAGATCTCAGAGATTGGCACCTCAAAGCGCACTGCCCCCCAGGGGCTATCAACAAAGTCGGTGCAGGTGATGTCATGCGCATAGTTCAGCGGGTGAATAGGCATGGTTACCGTTCTTTCAACGCGCTTTATCTGGTCGGTGCGTCCACCCATGGCAAGCTGCATGGATTCGCTGCTTGCCTCGCTGCGGATGTACTCCCGGCCAACCGCGTGCCCCTTTATGTTCACCCACCATAGCATGCGCTTGAGCTTGGCATCAAAGCGCCCGCCCTGCAGGTCATAGTTGAGATCGGATTGGAGCAGTTGCGCCTTCTCGTTTGCCCCAGCATCAACCATACTATCATCGGTAGCAGTGATATTTATTAGCGGCCATTGGCTGTACGCCTGCACCTGCTGTGCCTCCAAAGCCTTGACCGACAGCCAAAACGTGGCAAGGTGCAACTTACTGCGCCAATAGGCCGTTTCGCTGCGGTGACGGCAATAGTATGCATCCCGGCGCACTTGGTATCTGTTCCACTCCTCACTATAGAGCGTTGAGCCAAAGAAGTCTCCAACGCGCTCCTCGACATCTTGGTACGCCTGCTGGATGTGGTCTGCATTGGTGTGATTAAACTTCATAATTCCCTCAGATAAATTTGCTAAAAATAACAGCTTTTCAATGATTACTCACCTACGATACAAACCCCTGCGGTACCGCCCAACGCGATATGATGATGTGTCAGAAATCTTGTCATCTAAGTGCAGCGTTGCCGTATCGCCAGATGCGTTGGCGTAGAGCCCCGGAAAGCCAGCAAGAGCAGCAGCACTCAGCCATGTGGTCTCCTCCGGTGTGAGTTGACGCGGGAAGATGGCTACGCATTTGATAGCGCCGAGTAGGAACCGGAGCGGTTGGTCTGCTGCTTGTGCTCCGATACTAAGCGTTGTTGCGTTGTAATTAGTACCGTTGAATACGGGAGAGGGGTCAATCTCAAGCCAATCCGAGGTGGCCTCCACCCTTTCGTAAGCCTTACCACCGCTTACGCTTAAAAAGTGCGAACGGTAGCTCCCGTATGCACCAGCGTTGTAATCGTCCTTTGTCACGCCGTTGATTGTTATCAGCGACCTGTCTGTAAGGGCGTGTCTCCCAACGCTTATGCTAACCAAGCTTCCAATAAGCCGCAGATATGAAGGGTCTCCACCATTCCCCACCCCATCATCATCGACCGCGCAAAACAGCGTCATCTCGGATGGATTTATGCTGATACTGCCAGTCAAGTAATCGTTGACACCATCAAGCTTAATCTCCCCCGTATCGGCGCGGTATCCATACGATGAATCCATTCCCGTGAGTGTAAGATGCTCAGTACCAAGAGCGGCAGCGCCACGATAGATAGGGAAATACCCGCTTGACACGTTGGAACGGTAGTTGCCACGGGCGAGGAGCTGCGGGAACACCCCGATGGTTGCCTGTTTGAGTAAGCCTATTCCTATTGCCATAATTTATCCAAACCTTTACGAATTGCGCCTATAGCGCCCGCCATTGATGTAGATAACAGACGGATCTCCGCCACCACCACCTGCTACTATCTGCGGCGGGAGCCCTGCGGTGATGTATGCCGTTGTCGGGCCAACATCAAACTGAGCCCCGACAGGTTTTTGCACAGACCTCAGATTGTTCTCCGCGCTGTTGCTAAAATCTCCGTCAACATAGTCCACTACCGGACTCGCTGCGGTTACAATACATGCACCGTCGACAAAACCCGTATTGCTTATTGGCGTTGTTACACCAAAGACGTTGCAGTTTTCAATGCTCACAGAACCCGAGTTAGAGAGCCCTATCGTAGTTGATATAATGCTGCAATCGGAAATACGCAGCAATGCGTTGTTGTTAAAAACCCCAGTTGTAGCGTTAGCCGCTATGCACTCTGTCAAAACATTGTTGATACCGCCAGAGCTGAACGCGGTAGGGGCCCCATCAACTACAACTCTGTGCGCATTGCCATACCCATTAAGAAAAACACCTACGCCAGAAACCCCCTCGATAAGCATATTCATTATCTGCGTACCGTAAACACCATCTCCAGAGCAGTTACGTATTGTGCCATCTACAGCGCGTGAGCTAACCAACAGGTAGAGCGCGTATGGCCCCGCGCTGTTTTGGATTATGAATTGAGCTGCGCCATCATGCACCCAACAAAACGAAGGTGCGTATCCTCCCACTGTGCGCAGTCGATTGTTTGATTGGCAAACATTTTATGCTTTATCTCAATCAATTTCTAACCCCACGCTAACACGAAATTTCTTGATCTTGATGTAAAGTTCTGTACTCTTGGCAACCAGCTTGTCCTTCTTTGCAGCCTCAACTCTCGCCCCAAGCGGGAGCTTGAGATACACCCCCACACGCGCATCCAGAGCCTTGCCCAAAAATCCACTGAGACGGCTCATCTCATAGTTTCTATTGAACTTCCACAACCTGACGAGTGGACGAAACACTTTCCAGTACATGATCACCTCTTGGTTTTGAGTCCACCCTCTTGCACCCAACGCACAATCCACCGACTGCCCGCACCGCGCTTTGCGTTGTTGGCTCTCCCGGTAAACTTGAGCACCATGAACGGGGAGAAGTCCGGGGTGATTGGCACATAGTACATTGCTCCAAACGTCTGAACCGTGCTGCCAATATCGCCGCCATACTCCCAATCTACAGTGTCGCCAAACAGCGTTTTGGGGCTTGCAACCTGCACCCATGTGCATGTGGTGCACATCTCAGCAATTCGCAATGAATCGTTAATTACGAACGATACCCCATAAGGCCACCCCGTACTATCGGGATGTGCGCGGGATGGCATCACGGCAACATGCTTGTCGTCACCCAGCCCAAAGGCCTGCAACAACTCAATGCGGGCACACGCACTATCACTGGCAAACCCTGCCGAATTATCGTCCATCACCTCAAGCAGCAGCGACTTTGCACCGCCATTGTCCTGGGAGAACAGCGCCGTGTATTCAGTCTCATTGCCATCAAGCAGAATAGTGTCAATCTGCACGATGGTGTTGTAGGGCGCCCGCGTGTATGGTGCGGGGGCCGCTTCAACCTTCGCCATGCAGAACAACGCCACCAGCACAACACCAAAAAACAAAAGATCCTTAGTCCTCATAGCCCATTATCCCCCTTCCGCGTTTCTGTGCCTTCTCGGCCTGTTTGTTTCCACCGTCCCGTTTGATCTCGATAATCTCGAAGCGCTGATTGCGCCGCTCTTTTTCGCCATAGGTGTCCAGATTGTCACCAACCAGCTTTGCCTTCACGGTCATGGTGACCGTATCGCCAAGGGTGCACCCTTCGAGCGCATCATCACCATCAAGATGCAGCGAAGGCTTCTGTCTGACAACCATCTCCTCCACCTCCTCAGCCTTTTCCTTCTTACTCATAATACATCCACCTTCTGGAATATCTCAACGACACCATCCTTGCTATGAAACACCTCTTCCCGCGGGCTCAACATGTCCGCAGCTTCAAGCTCTGCGGCACTGTACTCAGGGCAAACGATGGAGCGGATTTCATCGAGCACCGCCCGTGCACCGCGCCCACCCCTCTGATTTATCAGCTCTGAATACTCACCCGCCGCCATGACAAAGTGAACCATGTCGTGCTCTTCGCAACTGGCAAGATTGTTGTGGCCCATGCTCAAAACTCTGTCCATCATCTTAACCCCATGCTCCCTATCTTCTTTTTGCTGGCAAACTCATGCAGTGCTGCAGCTTTGCCAAGATTGTTATTCTGCCCACGCTTTGCCCGAACCTTTGCAGCGCTCCCCATCGCCATCGCTGCGATATAGAAGTATCGCGACTCATCGCCAACGTGGTCTATCTTGCACTTCTTCACGTCCTCGGGTCGGTTGTCATCATGCATCAGCAGCGGCATGAACTCTTCATATTGAGCGTTGTACCCCTCGCCCCAATAGTAGCTATTCGGCACCCCATCGGTCTCGCCGAAGAAGTGACGCATTACCCGCCACCCGTTCACCCGGTCATTGTTGGCCCTGACCAGTGGTAGCCCGTGCGCAATGAATATGTCAGCAATACTTCGGCTGGTTCCATCATCCTGCTTCTTTTTGACGAATATTGACGGGTCGGCATATATCGCCTTAGGGATGATTCCCCCGGTCCAGTAGAAGCTCTGGCACTGCTCAAAGATCTCTCGTGCATAGGTTGCCGGGCTTTGCGCCTTGCGGTAATAGGTGAAGAGGCGGTGCGGCCTACCATCTGCATCAACGTGCCAGTATCCAAAAGACGTTGCACCGCTATCTTCTGCCTCACCATCACCGTAATCAAGTGAGCCATAAATGTTCGCCTTGTGTGGCTCAATGTGAAACGGCAGCTCCCGCAGGTGATAACCGAACTCTGTGAAAAATTGCCCCTCAAACACTGTCCAATCTCCATCGCGCCATGCCCGCCTTAGCTTCTCGGGCAGGCTGTCCAAGTGCCTCACATACTCATCATTGACCGCTGGATTATCGTCAACGGTTGCCTGTATAAATGCCATGTTCCCCGGCAAAGTGCCGTTTGAATATCGGTCGATATAGGTTTTCTTAAGGTCGGCGTGGCCAATGTCACCGGGGTTGAATGTCTCAATGAAGGTAGGAACAATGCCGCGCTCTTTCTTGGTGCGCAGGGATCCAAGCAGCTTTTGCCTGACAACATCTTCGTGCATCTGGCTCTCGTCGATGCAAATATCGGTGTACTCGCCACCCTGGTACTGCTTGAGGTCTCGTTTTGGGTATCGGATGTAACCCATCTTGAGGATTGATCCATTGGGGAACTCAAAGCGCTTCTTCTGCTCACGCCACTTGCAGATGTGTCCAAACCGCTCTTGGATAGGGTCGATGTGGTTGTCTTGGAGTTCTTGGTAGGTCTGCCGGATGATAAGGCCTTTGGTCTTCGGGTAGAGCAATCGGCGATATATCTGCCAATCCTGCACGAAATGAGACTTGCCACCACCACGGGCACCACCATAGCCAAGGCGCTCAACGCCACTATGCAGGCAATCCCATGCTGCCCCCTGCTTCTCGTTGAGTGATAGTTCAAGCTTCATCCTTTGGCTTTGCCCTGAAATCTGTTACCTGTATCTCTGTCGGACCGCTATCAATCGGAGCTTCCTCAACCTGCTTTGCGTACTGCTCTAAAATCGTGAGCGCTGCCTTGAGTCGGATATTGTCGTAGATGCTGCGGTCTCTCATGTAGCGCAGGACATCCTTGGAGGCTTCAACGTCACCCCTATCCCAATGATGTGCAAGTGTGGCCTCAAGCTGTCTCGCTGTCGGCTCACTCAGAAACCCTGCTGGCATAATTCCCCCAACCCCGCATTTAGAAACACCTCCAAGTATAATACGAAAAATTACGCATCGTGCGCAATTGTTTACGCACTCATACCATAGGTTTATCAATGCCAAGCTGATTGCAAAGCTCGGTAGCATCACAGTATTCAATTGCATCCTCTATTGTGTGGAACACTGGAATGCCAACAGATGTGGCATACCCCACCTCTTTATCTGCCCCTATCGACAACCCATGGAGGCGCACCAGCACATCAGCCTTGCTCAACAGCTTCAAATCCATGCGCAACCATTCTTCATACTGCCGTGGGCGGTGGATGTGCAGGTAATGGTTGAGCAGTGGCGCAATTGGGCAGTGGCCCGCGTCCATGATCTGGTGAGCCGCTTCTATCTGCACTCTAACATTTTGACCAACATCACCCATAGTGTAGGGGCTGGCTATGTAGATTATCATCATGACTGCTTTTTCCTTGGCTTTTTGACCACCACACTACGCTCCATTGCTCCATCTTCGGAGCACAACTCATGCTCATTACACGTCAGGGTGCACCGCTCCCCATCTTTCCAATATGAAACATTGTACTCACAATAGCCGCCTGGGAACAGTATTACGCTATCGACCACGCCGCTCACATTGCCATCAATAAACCGCACCCGCTCGGTTGGCTGGAATGGTAGCGCATACATCAGAGGTTCCTCCACTCCATCACGCCAACACCATTGCACTGATAATGCCCGGTGGAATAAATGAGGGCAAACATCAATTTGTCCCTGCCATGCTCCTTGCGCATCTCCTCACGAATCTCGGATTTCTTCCCCAGCTTTGCAAGGCGCTTCTTTTCCTCATGCATCCAATCAACATCTTCCTGCCCACACCAGTCTGTTATCCGCTGCTTGTCGGTTACAAACACGCCCCCCCCCTTAGTTATAATGGCACCATGAACACGCCTATGAATATAATAATATATTGCGCTCAATGCGTAAATAATTACGCTTTTCATGCAAAAAGCGCTCATAGAATGCGCTTTATCCGATCCAAATCGCGTTGCATGCTGGCAACTATCCCCCGTGGCTCAATACCACGCTTTTCAGTATCCCAATACTCCATTCCTACCCCGAATAGCCGCGACATTGCAAATGCTTGGGATATGTCCGGTATTGTCGCACCGCCCGCCCAATTGGTATAGGTCTTTAATCCAATGCCAAGATGGGCACACACATCCCGCTGCGTGAAGCCGGCAGAGCGCCGGGCCGCCTCCATCTTTGAGGGGAATTGCCTTGCGTAGTCCTCAATCTGCCGCTTCCCGGCCGTCGCCTTTGACATTGCGCATCCTCACAGTCCGTTGTATTCCCGCAATCACAATTGAAGCAAGTAATATGATGGCAAACCACAACAGGAGCACCGCCACATACCCGCCAAAGCTCACGCTTGGGAATGTCCCAAAGTAATAATCGGCGCAAGCAATAATCGGCGCTGGCAGCGCAAAAAACCACCAACGCCTTAATGCAAATATCAAGCCATACAGCACAAAGGCGCTGATTGGCACAATAATTATGCCTCCGGCAATAATTCCCATCCAATACGCTGCGTGCTGTATGCTCATGGTTGTCATAGAAATATCCAGCAGTCTAAAGGGCCTCGTGGGGGCGTACCCTTCTTGTGCTGTGCGCTCCTTTCTGCTGTTCCCGTCCCACCGTGTTCTCGTCTTTCAGACGATCCAAAAGCCCTGGTTGTTTTAGCGGGCCGACCTCCAAACCTCGCAATGTCGTGTCCACACGCCGCAGCGTTTCTTCTATATGCTCCATAAACTCACGCCGGACAAGCCGCGCCTCTTTTAATCTATAGTAATACTCCTTTGCTTCCTCTGATTGTGGGATGTCGGGATGGGTCGCTGCATCTTCACTTTTTGCGATTATGCCATTCTCTTCTTCCATTTTTGCTATTTTTTGCATAACCGCCGGGCGTGGTTCGCTCGTTCCCTGCTCATACCCGCACCAACTTCTCTGCCCGACACCAACCAAATCGGCCATTTCACCTTGTGTTTTGCCCATTTTTATGCGCAATTCACGGTATCGGTTCAAATTTTACCCCTCCTTTCAATAAAAATACTATAAATTGCTTTTTCCTATTGCTAATTGCTGCTAAAATTGCTATATTAGTTAGTAAGCAGTTGAGACAATATACAACACTACCCCGCAAGGAGAGTACCATGGCAGTTCAGACAGAGGAAAAAGTATCAGGAGTATTCCCGGTCATGATCACCTTTGGGAGCGATGTTCGTCAGCGCTACCATGATGTTGGTGAAAAGCACCGCGACATTTACCTGCGTGGGCTTGAATTGATCGAGGCTGAAAAGTTTGGAAAGGGCAAAAAGGTCAAAAAGTGATCTCAAGACTCGTGAAAAAGGCTCAGGAGAGGCACCAAGTTGCCGTTTCTCCATTATCTGGCAAGACGTTTGAGGATGGGCTACAGCACCTCAGCAGTGATGTTGTCGGGTTTTGGTACAACCTGCCCAGCGGCTCAACAGCACTGTCGTTTCACTGTAAAAAGTGCCTGAGCGAGTTGGCTACGGCAGATGCAATGGTGAAAGTGCGCAGCTCTCTTAAGCTGGTAAAATAGTAAAATACTACGCTCAGGCAGCAATATTTTACGATTGGAGTTGTCTTTGAAAACAGTGATTCATGGCATCGTCAATGGTTGCGCGGTTGATTTCGAGGTTGAGTTTTCCCCGTGTGGGAGTCACTTTGAAATTAACTCAGCCCGCCCGATTGTTAAGGAATGGCTTTGCGCTCTTTTAGAAGATGATGAGCATGCGCAAAAGAAAATGGAAAGCGAATACAAATCTTTTTGGGAGGAGTCGAAAATTGAAAACACTATCAAATCTTAATGTGTCGGTTATGAATGTTTGCATCTTGCTTAGAAAAATTCAGGACGAGATTAACCAGATTGATGGCGGCAAAGGTTTTGGCGGCGTGCTATCAGCAAGCGTTAACCGCTTTGATGGTGCAGAAGTGCAAATGAATGCAGATGTATTCAAAGCTCTTTTTGCTGATGATTGCCCAACTATCGAGGCACGCCCGGATGAGTACAACGAACTTTCAGTGGTCTTTGATGGTGTTAAAATTTTCACCCTTTTCGAAAAGGCGGTTGAGTGCGAAGAGATTGTCTTTTAACTGAAATCATTCTGCTCATGGCAATCGTGGTGGTTGCCTGTGCATCGCTTAACACACTTCAAAATATGTGGAGGAATTAATGTTGGACATGTCAAAAGCAACGCCTGAATTGTTTGTGGCAATCTCAAAAGCCCAGCAGGAGGTTGAGAACGCTGCAAAAAGCTCTACCAACCCTCATTTCAAAAGCAAATACGCTGATCTTGCCGAGGTAATCAATACTGTTCGTCTGGTTTTTAACCTTAAGGGTGTCGGGATAATTCAATCAACCGGGTTTGATGGAGCGATGGTAAATGTGACCACAGTATTCACGCACATTCAGGGTGGTTATATAACCTCAATTGCTTCGTGTGTTCCTTCAAAAACAGATGCTCAGGGAATCGGTGCAGCAACAACATACCTGCGTAGATATTCCTTGGCCGCTATGGCGGGAATTGCTCAAGAGGACGATGACGGAAGCGCTGCTGCGCACAACACGCCACCAGCAGCACCAGTGCGCCACACAAGACCAAAGGATGACCCGCTTGAGAAAATTGACCTTATCAGCGCCACCGACCTCAACACTGTAGTCGATACGGCAATAACCGTTGGTGGATTGCCAGAGGATTGGAAGGAAAAGGTCATCGAACACTACAAGGTTACCACGTTTGAAGATCTGAACGAAAAGCAATACCAAAACATTATCAAATCACTCAAAGAGAAGGGGATCGCGGTATCATGAGCAACACAATCAGATTATCGGGAAGAGTCGGCAAGGATGCAGAGCTGCGCACATCTCAAAGCGGGATGGCCATCGCAACATTTTCAATAGCGGACAGTAGTGGAAAGGATGACAAGAAAAAGACGCAATGGGTCAATATCGTGGCGTTCGGGAAGACTGCCGAAATGTGCGGATCGGTGACAAAGGGGGCCTTCCTTGAAATTACCGGGATGATGCAGCTTGATGAGTATGAAAAGGACGGGCAAAAGCATCGCACAACGAAGGTCATTGCCAATAGCATCTCAAAGCCGCTTTGGTCACTTGTGCCAAGAAGCGCCGAAGATGTGCCAACCGATGTGCCAACCGATGTGCCAATGGAAGACGATCTGCCATTCTAAACCACCAACAGCGCCAAAGGAATATCCATGGAGTGCTTTGCCATTTACACAGTAAGTGATGACCTTTTTAATCTTTTACAAGAAGCAGAAGATCACGCGTCCGAAAACGAAGGGGAAATCCCTGAGTGGTTGGCCGATAGAATTGATGAACTCGAGCTTGAGCGTGTTGACCTCATTGCTCAGGTTGCCCGTCAAATCGTCAACTATAATGGCTTTTCTGAAATGCTGCGTAATGAGGAATTGAAGCTCCAAAAGCGACGCAACATAATGGAAAGCGCTGTTGAGCGTCTCAAATCAACGCTCTGCACAGCTATGAAGCCCGGCGAGAAGTTTCAGGATGCCAATATTTCTATCGGGTGGCGCAAGAGCGAATCCTGCAAGATAACTGATGAGGATCTGATACCTGAAGCGTTCATAAAAACCGTCAAATCCGTATCGGTTACAGACGTTAAAAAGGCAATTAAGCTTGGCATTCAAGTACCTGGTGCTGAAATTGTCGAAAAAATGAACATTCAGGTCAAGTGATGCGTTGGGTAATTGATAGCAAATGGAGACTTAAAGAGCTGGGTGAAATCCTCAGCTCAATGCAAATGCCCTATTTGCTGGAAGCCAGTCCTATAAAAAAGCCACGCTCAAACAATCAAAACAGCCTGTATTGGGCGTGGCTGCAGTGCATCGCAAACGAAACTGGCCACACCACCGAGGAGCTGCACGCCTACTATTCCATGCAGTTCCTTGGGACTGAGCGCGTTGAATGCTTTGGGAGAGCAATTGATCGCCCAAAGCGCACAAGTGCACTCACAACCGCTGAATTTACTGAATACCTCCAAAGCGTGCGGACTCATGCAGCAGAGCTGCAAATCTTCCTTCCATCTCCCGGTGATCCAGACTATGCCGTTTTCATGGCCTATCACCGCAACAAAAGGCTAAAAGACTGATGCTATCAAAACAAAACCAAGTGAAACAATACTCTCGCCAAGCCCGTGGAAGCGCTCATGGCGTGGCAAAGGAGCGCGATCTGCAGGTTATGGTGGAAGATTACCTAACCTGCACGCAATTGGCCTTTATACGCATTCCTGATGCAGTATACAAAGCCATTTTTGGGAGCCATACTATCATGCCGCACATAAAGACTCTGATAAGCGGAGCGATAAAGGGGCTCCCCGATATTACAATTCTTTACCCTTCCGGCCGCTATTTGTGCCTTGAGTTAAAGAGTAGCACTGGAAAGCAAAGCCTTGGGCAAAAAGTGTTTGAGCGCAGCGTGGGCTCAAAAAATTATGCGATTGCATGCACGATTGATGACGCGATCAGGGAAATAGAGGCCCGCCATGGCTGAGAAACGAATGCTTTCGCTAACAGTTGTCGATAGTGACGCTTTTTTAGAAATGCCGCTATCGTCTCAGGCCCTTTATTTCCACCTGCACATGCGTGCTGATGACGATGGTTTTGTAAGTAACCCTCGCAAAATAACGCGCACTATAAGCGCCTCAGACGATGACTTGAAAGTGCTTTTAGCAAAGCGTTTTTTGCTGATTTTTGAGTCTGGTGTAATAGTTATCAAGCACTGGCGCATGCATAACACGATTCGCGCAGATAGGCACAAACCGACCAATTACACTGAAGAGCTTGCCATGCTTTCAATCAAGGAAAATGGCTCATACACTATCAAAAACGCCAATGTCAACCAGATGGCAACCAGTCCGCAACCAGTCCGCAACCAAGTGACAGACAAAACGCCGCATAGATTAGATCAGATTAGGTTAGATCAGGTTAGATTAGATCAGATTAGATCAGGTAAGAACCACGTGCGCGCGCGTTTCAACGAAGCCTATCCAAAAAATGGAAGCTGTGTATCACCAGAGATTGATTTGCTTCTGATGCAGTGCGTTGCCAAGGATGGTGAAGATGTGGTGATTGAAGGAGCAGCGGCATACGGCAGGTATTGTGAGTGGAAGTACGATAACCAGATGGTTGGGTGGATTAAGCAGGCTAAAAATTTCCTTCGCGACTTCGATTACCTCACCGATTGGGATTCAAAGCTTGCGGCAGATAAAAAACAGGCTCAAAAAGAGGGGCGCGTTGATGTTGATGATTCAGATTTGGAAGAAATCATAAACTGGAGGCCTGAAAATGAATCGTGAGCTATTCGCCCAAAGCATGGCCTATATGTGCAAGATTTATGGTCACAAGATCGATGGTGGGGTAATGGGGATGTACTGGCAGATTATGCAGGAGTGGCCAGATGATGCGTTCAAAAGGGCAGTGCAGAACATTATTTCAAATTTTCGCCCTACAAGGCAGGTTCCTTTCCCAATTCCCGCCGATTTTGTTGAGCAGATTGGAGAGGCTGGTTCAAAACGTGCGCAAAACGTCGTGGCGATAGTGCAGAAGGCCATGGAGAGCGCCGGGGTATACTCTGACATGGATTTTGGAGACACGGCCTTACACGCCACTATAGAGCGTTTTGGAGGGTGGGTTGAATTATGCCGATGGACATACGATGACTGGAGGTTCAGGCAAAAGGAGTTCCAGGTGGCCTATGAAGCCGCCGCTGCCGCCGGGGCAACTGGTTCCACGGTGCTTGCCGGGCTGGCAACAATCAGCGAGGCTCAGGGTAACGGGCTCCCCGACACCACCCGCAAGGCCGTTGCCATAAGGAGCAGCCAATTGCAGAAGGTGCATGAGATTGAGCACATATCAACCGCACTGCTACCAGGAGGATGCTTCGATGCAGAGTAGTAATATTTTACCACAATGGCGTAGAACATTACTTGCCCTGCGCCACTTTAGGGGTAAGAGTGAGGTGGTCCGAACACAAGAGTTATGCAGGGTTGTGCAGTGCAACTCATCCAGCCTGCACCGCTGCATAAACGACTTGGAAACGCGGCACGGGTACAACGGGCACATTTTACGCCTTGGAAAGTGCAAGTTCACCGGGGAGATGAAATATCTGCTTGCAAGTGAACCGGACACTCCCCTATCAAATGCGGGAGATTCTCACTATGAAGCCGATGCAAAAAGAAATGTTAATGAAAAAATAAGCAATATTTAGCATTTTTAATTTGCTTTTTGTTGCGTAAATTGCTATATTAGTTATTAAGAAGTTCAGCACGCAGGATTTAATCAAAAAATCGAGTGCTCACACGCCATCGACGCGCACGAGGGCATAGAGAAAGCGGAGCCGGAGGATGTGCAGGAGTGACACACGCTAAAATCTGCATAGTATCAGCGCTCATCTCTGCTCTGGTGGTTGTCGGTGGGCTCTCCGTGTTGGCTGCGGTGATGAGCGGGACGGTTGACAGGTGGGAGCGGGAGAAGATAGAGAAACGCAATGCCGCCGTTGTGGCGGGAATGGGGGAGAGATGAACACACTTGAACAGATTTACAAAGATTTTGCCGAGCAGCTGCGATCTATTGCTGATAACGCTATACTGGAGTTTATAAACGAGTATGTTCCATACGCTAAAATCGACCTCGAAAACAACGCATTTTACAAAGCTGAGGAGATGGTCAAAGCGTACCTCGCTGGTGAGTTGATGCCTGACATACTCAAAGAGTACAAGTGCAAGGACGTGCGCGACAAAATCTATCAAGACCACAAGGGGGAGATCATAAAAGCGATCGGGGTTGACAAGGACGAGGAGATCTCCATGCTAAAGCGCAGACTTGCGGCTTTAGAAAGGTTTGCATAATGCCCAAGACTCGATGCACCGCGTACGCCACATGCCGCAGAGCCGAGCGCTGCCCGCACGCTCGGCCACACGAGAGCGCAACGATGTGCAGTACCATGCGGTGCCCGCTGGAGGGCGAGGGTAACTATTGTAAACCTGTGGAGGAGGTGGAGAGATGCAACAGATAATTAAACGCTGTACAGATTGCGTAGCTATTTACAAGGGCGAGCACGACACTTTTAAAGAGTCTGTTGAGCACTGCGCAAAAGCAAAAAGCTCACTTGGCGTGGCCAACCTGAGCGGGGCCGACCTGAGCGGGGCCGACCTGAGCTGGGCCGACCTGAGCGGGGCCAACCTGAGCGGGGCCAACCTGAGCGGGGCCGACCTGAGCTGGGCCGACCTGAGCTGGGCCAACCTGAGCGGGGCCAACCTGAGCGGGGCCAACCTGAGCGGGGCCGACCTGAGCGGGGCCAGTATTGACAAAAAATGGCGTGTCACAACAATAGCGCCTATAGGGTCAGAACACGGCCAGCTATGTACGATAGACAACCAAGACGGCAGAGGGATAGTCTACAAGCGCGGGTGTTTTGTTGGCACGGAGGCCGAGTTTATCGCTGCTATAGCAAAAAAGCACGGTGGGACGGCGATAGAGCGTGAGTACCTTGCGGCCATCGCTTTTGTTAAGGCAAAGTTTGACGTGGAGGAGGTAGAGAGATGAGTATCGACACGGTTATGTATAGTGGCAAGTGCAATCATGGTAATATCGCTGCACAGTGCAATCTGTGCGTGAAAGAGCGCGAAGCAAATACAAGTGCGGCTGCGATTGACAAGCGCGAGCGCATGGCGTTTGAAGCGTTTTTGGCTTGGATGGTTTCACCAAACGTTCGGGGTACTTTGCAAGAGGGGGCTGTAGCAGCGTTCGAAGCAGCAGACGCATTCATCAAAGCCGCAAACGAGATGAGGGGGAAGGCGTGAAATTTGGCTCAAAAGAGTGGTACGAGCACGGAGAAACAAACAACGCATTTCGCATGTTTCTATATGGCTTGGAATACGGAAAGGCGTTCGCAGAATGAGAGAGACAAATGCTATGAGTGAAGCTAATATTGAGCCACCATTGCTGGGCCTTGAAGAGCTCTACGGCCCTGGAGCGGAGCAGATTTGCACGGAGTGCTGTATAAAAACGGTATGTGATTTTCACAAGCGCAACTCAAGAATCGTTGGATGCACGCACTACTCAGTAAGGAGTAAAAGTGATGAGTGAAGAATTGAAGCCGTGCAGATGTGGGAGTCGCAACATTAGAATGGTATTTTTTTACGGGTCGTGGGTGATTTGCGTGCAGTGTGGGGCGCGCACCACGCACCCAGGCACGCGAGATGACGCTGTTGAGGAGTGGAACGCGCTATATCAAAACGAAGTCCCAACGTCAACCACGGAGCCCCTGACGCTCACCCTCCACATCGCCGGAGACCGTGAGGATGCCGAGCGTATCGGAGCACTCGCTGCGGCGCAGTGGCCAGCGGTGAGCGGGTGGAGTGTGACCGATGCCAATAACAATTTGCTGATAGCATCATGAAACGCCTATTCACGCCACAACAAGCTGCGGAGGCGCTAAGCGTCTCACGCTCAACTATATATAAATTGCTCAGAGACTACCCTGATTTGTATGTTCCCGTAGGCTCCCAGAAGCGCATTACCGCTGCAACAATGGAGCGCCTGACAACATACGGGATAGAGCAAACGCAATATCAATGCGGAGTAATAAAGTTTAGGCAACCAAAAAAGGTATCGAGGCCGTGGGCTACATAAAAGTTGATGATGGGATATATCGGCGCGGAAAGTCGCTAACGATAATCAAGCAAGTGGCCGGGGTGAGTATTCGCGAGAACCTTGGGCCAGTATCGCAAACCGCAGCAAAGCGCATTCGTGACAAGCTGGTATCGGATGCCGTTTCCGGCAAGTTCGGAGTGCAGCGCCAAACAGGCTACACAATTGCCGATATGCTTGCCGACTACTGGACCGGGCACCTGCAGCACAAATCAAGCGGCGCAACCGGGAAATACTCTCTCGAGCAGTTGCACCGTCACCTTGGCAGTATGCCAGCATCAAAGCTAACCCGTGCAGACATAGACCAATATGCCCGCACCCGTGCAAAGGATTACCGCAAGCAAGATCAGTGGCTTCTAAATATCGCACCCAAAGACCGACCGCGTGAACCGCGCCACGTCTCCCCCAGGGCGGTGCAGGTAGATTTGAAATACCTGTCAATGGCCGCAATGTACGCCGCCGACAACAGCAAAATACCAGCCAACAATATCAGTAGGTTTTGCCGGGTGAGCATGCCGGAGCCGTCAAAAGTTGTGCTCGATGGTGGTGCAGCAGACGGGCCGGAATGGCAAGCGCTATACCGCAACTGTGCGCCACACATCAAGACGCTGGTCCTACTGCTCTATGACACTGGCATGAGGCTGGGCGAGGCCCTTGGAATGCAATGGGAGTGGATGGAGTGCATCGGTCCCGGACGGTGGGTTATTCGCATCGACATGCCAGACCAAGGCAAAAAGAAACATCGGCGCATTGTTCCCGTTTCAACGCGCCTTTTGGAGGCTATTCTGCCAATGAAAAGCACTGGGGCTGTGTTTGGTGCGTCTGGCATCTATAAGGCCTTTCGTGGGGCTGTGCTGCGCTCAGGACTGCCAAAAACAGTGACACCAAACGCTCTACGCCGCACTCGGGCCAGCATCGGAGATGCGATTGATGAGCCAGCCTGCCGGGAAATGCTTGGCCACACTGCCGGAGATGTGCACACCAAGCACTATGCCAAAGTGACCATTGACAGGCTTTTCAGACTGGTTGGTATTGGTGGGGAAAACGCGCAGTTTAGCAATAGCTTAGCAGGCGAATGACAAAGCCGAGCAAAATCAACGACTTACAATTCATATATTCTTGAATGGGGTTCAAGTGGTCGCAGGTTCAAATCCTGTCACCCCGACCATAAAAAAGGCCGATTCTGCAATGGAATCGGCCTTTTTTTATTTATTAAGCACGCTGCAACTGACTCTCAACTGTGCGAATAGTGTCAATTCTCACACATGTAGTTTAGCAATAGTTTAGCACTAAAATTGGTGCGGCGAGCGCAAGAGGCGTGTGCGGGGCGAACCGCTAAATGCCATGTTACATTGCCTGTGCACTGGCCCGGCAACCTGTTTCGCATGGCGCCCGCCGCATTTCTACATTAGCCACTTCTCAACCGTTATTCTTGGGCGAGTTACGCTTTTGCTCACGTACTGGAATGGCTTGATTTTGAAATAGCGGGTAATGCGCGGGGTGGCGCGGTAGCTTGCCCGGCGCTCATAGGTCGATGGGCCTAC